AACGGCCGAGGCGCGGTCATTTAATGGGCTCCTTGAGTTATATCTGCTGATAGCGAATATAACCGCGTCAGTCCATGTGTCGTAATCCTGAACGTCCGTTGTCTGAACGAGCCCAACCGCGTCGTGAACACGCGATGGCGGTAATTGCCAGGAACACCAGCGGACATATCCCGCCCGGCGGGGAACGTCCGCCCCCCATCGTCCGACCAGTTCAGTTCGACCAGCCCCGGAGACTGCGCGCCGCCGGACTCCATCTCGATCTCGATCCGGGCGCAAAACGCTCGTCGCGTATCAGCCCACAGCGGCGGCAGCGTCGCCTGACGAATGATCGTGATCCCGGCATCGGTCGGCGCCATTACGAGATAGTAAAGCGCGCCCGTGGTCCGATCGCCGAGCAGATGGATCGAGTTGTTGTCCACCGCCGCCGTGCCCGCCCGCCATGGCCCAACCCCGTCCGTGCTGGTCGAGCGTTCGTGCCAGTTGCCGGTGGCGATGTCGTAGACCAGCGTGCGGCCCTCGAACGTCGTCAAAACGTAAAACCAATGGCCCCGGAACGGATGCGTGAAAGCGTGCAGCCCGACGGTGTTCGTGCCGATGATCGCCTCGATGGCGTGCGTGCTGATCCGCTTCGGTTTGTATCCGTCAGAGCGATACACAATCCCATCCAGACCGAGCCACCACACCGATTCATCAGCGCGGCTGACGGACATCGGCGACGATGTTCCGAGTGGCACCACGCCGCCCGCCATCCTCCTGAACGGGAAAAAACTTGTCCCCGGCGTGGTTTCCAGCCCGCTCGTGCCCGCGTCATACCAAACCTCGAAACCGCCTTCGCCGAGCGTCCACAACTGGCCGCGATGGTTGATGACGCGCCGTATGACGTTCGGCACGGCGTCGGAAAACACGAAGTCGAGCGCGTCGAAAGACAACGGGTCGAGCAGGCGCGAGATGAACCATTGCGACGTGTTGCCCGGCGCGCTGAACGCGAAATACCCATCGACGTAAGCGACCGAGGTCGCGCCGGGAAAGTCCGGATCAGTGATGAGGTTGAGCGGGTCACCGATGACGTGCCCGCAGGTATAGGCGCGCGGCGCCACGCAGACGACGGCGGCGGTCGGCCCGGCGGCGATGGTGACGAAACTGTTCCATGTTCCGGTGCCGCTGTCGGCGGTCCCAACGGCGCCCAGATCCTCGACCGTCACGCCGCCAGCGAGTGGAAACGACAGGCGGTAGAAGTGCGCGCCCGACACGATATAGATGCGGCCCGGCATGTCGTCGTTCATCGCCAATATCGGGCCGGCGCCGATTGGTCCCGAACCGCCCACCGCCGCGTCCCACGCCTGCAACGAGGGCGTCGACACCAGCGCGGCGGCCACCCGCGCGTCAGCCGGCAGTTTCTCACCCATAACGTTTATCAAACGCTTGGCGGTCAGCGGCAGCGACGGGTGCTCGTAGGACTCGAACGGAAACGGAATGCGCCGCATCCCGGTTTTGGGAGCGAGCGCCTTTTGTAGCGAGTCGAGCGTGTCGGACATGCTCTAGTTCGGCACGCGCAACGTGCGGAACCCCGAGCCGGCCGAATCCGGCGGCCCCAGCGTCACGGCCACCGCCGTGGTTCCGGCGGTATTATGCACGCGCAGCAACAAGACGGTTTCACCGAGTGCCGGCACGCCGGCCCGCGCTCCGATCTGCAATGTTCCCAGAGCGGCGTCCCGGAAATAGGCGATGTCGTTGTCGAAAAACAAATCCAGCGACGCGCCGGTCGTTTGGATTGACGTGATCGCCGATCCCTCGCCGCCGCCGGTTGGCAAATACCACGATATTTTATGCCCCGCCGCCATCCCGATGGCATTGCCGAAGCCAGCGCCCGCGCCATCCGTTCCGACCAGAGCGGTGCTTTTGAACATCAGCCCGTTTTGAAACCGCGCGCCGTTGTCGCCGACGTAAAACGCCATCGAGGCGTGAGAGGCGGTCAGCGCGGGACTGTCATGCGCGACATCCGCGCCGCTCTGCATACTGAGACCGACAGAGAACGGGTAGGTGAGCGTGTAGGGGCTGCACTCCGTCGCGGCGACGCCGGAGACGTTCGCGATGTCGATCTCGATGCCGTGCGTGTAAGAGGTCGCGCCTGGGTATTGCCGCGCCTCGAAATATCCCGCCCAGGCGGCCGTCGTTGGCGAAGCGGGCAGATTGTTGAAGCCGAACCCCTGGATGCCGATGGCGTCGGGATAGTCCGCGCTCCCCACCGTCTGCGCCGCTCCGGTGATCGCGTTCTTGCCGTCCGGCGACAGCACATACAGCGTCGAGCGATACTGCGGCCCGGCGCACAGCGGCGTAAACCAGTCGGTCGCGTAGAAATCCACTTTCCCCTTCACGTTGCCGCCCGCGTTCAGCGACAGAAAATAGCCGCTGAGACCGCTGGCGCCGAACCGGCCCGAGCCCAGCCGTTCGCCAACGAGAGAACTGTCCGCCGTGAATGTCCCGAGGTCCGGCATATCGACGATGCGGACGCCGGGGAGTGTTCCTGTCGTGATGCTCATCGTTTCACCCCAGCCGTGCGATGGTGGTCAGCAGACCCGTCGATGGATCAGTCATGGTCATTTCGCCATCGACCCGGATGCCGCCGAGTGTCGTCACGCTGGCGATCGGCAGGCCGCCGGAGGGGACAGACGAGGAAGGTGACGGCGCGCCACCGAGATAGATAACCCCCGTCACCGGATCGGTCAGCACCGCCGGATTGGTGTCGGTCAGCATGATAACGGGCGCGCCCCCTCGCGAGACCATCGGACGGACGTGCAGATGCCCTTCAGACAGCAGTTCGGCCTCGCCGCTGTGGTCGGCATCAAAGTAGATCGCCCAGCGGCAACGACGCGGCCAGCAGCCCATCGTGCCGGGCGGAACACGGATCTGGAACAGCCCGGTGGCTATGTCGAGAATGACACCCGTGGCGGCCCACAGCACCGTCCCAGGCCCCGCGACGCCGCCGCCATACCAGCCGCCCCAGCCGTAGTCATCGCCAGACCCCCAACCGCCGAAGTGGGGGCCGTAGCCGCCTCGGTGATCCGGCCAGACGAACATGGAAACGGTGGGGCCGCCGATACCGCCGGAGAGTTCAATAGGCAGCGCGTCGGGGCTGTCGCGATCGACGATCGAGACGTTGAGCGTCACGCTATCGGTGCCACCCAGCACGAGGTCGCGTGTCGGCACGCGGATGGGCGAGACGCGATCGAGCGGGAGGGAGAGGGAGAATGCTGTCATCAGTGGGCTCCCAGGCGGTCACGAATATCCGTACAGGTCTCCACGACCGCGATAAACTTTCCGTTCGTGGTAACAACGACGCAACGGACACGTCCGGTGAAGTGCTTTAAGTCCGTATCGACTGGCTCTCGCAAACTACTGATCGCTCGCGGATTCAGGAACGCACGCTGTCCATCCGGGCCATGCAACTCAATAAATTCCACTCCCGAAATAAGTATCAGTGCCCATGAAGCGTGGGTAACGGTAAGACCGGGCGCGCGTCCGCTCTCGCTCATGAGATCACGATCACTTGCACACCCTGCCCCGATGGCGGCGGCACAACGATCCCCACGATGCCCGTCGCCGCGAGTGTCTGTGCGGCTTGCGATACATTGAGTCCGCCGTTCACGCGAATCTGACCCGTGGCGATGAGCGTTTGCACGGCCTGGAATGCCGACAGCGTGCCGGTGATCGCGCCGGGGGAGGTGACTGTCCCGGTCGCCGCCAGGGTGTCGGGCTGCTCCGTGGACGCCAGTGTTCCGGCCACACGCACCGCACCAGCGGCGGCGATCGTGTCCGCCTGCTCCGTGACAGCCAGCGTCCCACCGACAGCCACGCGACCAACCGCCGCGATGGTGTCGTTCGCTTCGGTGGCGGCGAGCGTGCCGGTGATCGTGGACAGGCCGCCCGCGGATTTTGTCCGCCCCCGCGTCTGATACGGCGCCCGGTCGCGCGCGGGATTATTGTAGAGCCGCCATATCTCGGCTGGTGTCAGCGCGCGGTTGTAGAGGCGAACGTCGTCCAGGCTACCAGTAAAGAAGTCCGCCGGAGTAAGCGCCGGATTGCTCAGTTCACATCCTATCGTCAGCGCGCCTGGAACGCCTGTTTGCGGAACGAATGCCTGACCATTGGTGCTGTCGAAAACGCCATTGATATACGTTTTAAGGAGCGCCCCATCAAAACTGCCGCACGCGAACGACCATTTGTTCAGTGCGAGAGCTGTAACACTATCTAAATTTCTGTAAGACACGAAGCCGTTCGTGAACCCGACAGTCGCGTCCTGAACCGGGCTGACCAGTTGCAGCACGTCGCCCGCGTTGAGCGTTCCGCCTGATCCGGCCAGTGTCGCGCTCGTGTTGGACGCGGGCGTGATGGTCACGGCGCCGATGGGCGTCACGGTCGTGCCGTTGACGATGCGGTTGAGCGTGAACGCGGCATTGCTGGTGGCCTTGGTTGAATCAAACACCGTCGCC